CACGTCAACGGGAATCTCAGCTACATCATCAACTATCATGTTAACGCCTCTATTTACAACTTCTTGTTGCTCATAAGCGTTTCGATAATTTATGGGATTTTCTCTAGTAGTTATATTAAACCCTTCTTCTCTCGCTATAAAAGGTTGAGCTGGATTTAGTTTTTCTATTCTACCTGGAATAAATCTATCGTACCAAGCCATAATGTTTATCTCTCTGTTTCTCTACCCATCTGGGCTGCTTTCTTGCAGTTATCATTTTGGGTCTTTTTCCATATATTGAATGTAATCTTAAGTGGTGAATATGACAAAGAGTCACAGCATCTTCAAATAGTTCTTTAGAGTATTCTTCTATAAACGTATCTCTTATCTGCATTATTTCTTCGACCGAATTGATCTTAAGATTATGTTTTACTATCCATCGTTCAAGTAATTCAGTCAAACTATAATAATGATGAAAGTCTAAACTTTCTTTACTACCACAAATATAACATTCGGTATTTTTCTTATACTTAGACTTTGCTCTGTCTCTTATATATTTAACCAAGTCTCTCTTAAGATTCATATACTTCAGCCTTAATAATAATTATACTAAAAAAGTACCTTTTTGTCAAGAACAATTTTTTTCATGGTGTGCTTATTTAAAAAGTTGTGGCTACAGTCTCAAATGTATAAAGTGCATATCTAAGCGCGTCTGCCATATGAGAGTACTCGTTATGCTTAGGCTTTTCTCTCATCAAGTTGGGATTTGGATCCCACTGATACTGGTCTAATGCCTGTAAAACATGAGAGCATCTTTGATCTACAACTAAATTATTATTATCTACTATTGCTGCTACATGTCCAATACCGTCCAAAATTGATTTTTTTGCATTGATTGTTGAAATATCAAAATTCTGTGCAAAGTCAAATCTAGTTTGTTGGGCTGCAGAGTCAATATAAATCCAATCTATATCCCACTTTTCCATTAACCCTCTAATTACAGTAGCATGTTGTTCAGTAGTTCTTTCTGCATCCATATACTCATCTATTAGATAATATTTTTGTTTGTCCCATTCATACCCTATTACACAAAAGGCTGTTGGGTCTTTGTATCCGACATCAAGCCCCGCAAACACATCCATTTTAGCAATATCAATCTCTGAAAGGTCGGAAGTACATTCTTTGTAATCAAAGTTCCAAACTTGTCCTTCGTAAACATTAAAGTCAGCGAGATATTCTTGACTGAATTCTGCTTCTGACATTGCTTTTTTAGCTTCCACGATATCGGTTGGACTATGCCTCGGATTTTCGTGATAACTTGCTCTAATTGAAATCCATTCTGGGTATTCATCGTTATATCCTCTATTATAAAAGTCTGCAAACCAATTATTTCTTCCTCGAGGGGTAGATATGAATAATGCTTTACTGTTTTCTTTATCTAGTGTAGGTCTGAGTGCAATATTGAAAGCGTCTCGACCATCAACTAAAGCGGCTTCATCAAATATAATAAGATCATATGATCTACCTACACAAGAGTCTACCTGATTAATTGAGCCCATTCTTATAGTTGAACCATTAGATAGTTCAATTATTCTCTCCTTGGCATTATCCCTAGTTACTTCTAAATCAAAATGTTTTATAAGGTTTCTTTGTAAATCAAACGAAATTTGAGATAAAGAGTAGTTAGGTGACATTAAAAGAATATGCGTACTAGGAATTAAAGCCATCAACTGTCCAATTACATTGGAAATATATGTTTTACCTTGTCGTCTAGATAGAGCTGCACATACAAATCTATATTTTGGATTGTTTATTGCATTAATTAGTGCAATTTGTGATGGGATAGGTTCAATATTTAGTAAGTCTAAATAACCTTCTACAGGGAGCTTAAGGAAACGTACTGCTGAGCCGTAATCCATAATATTACTTGCAGTAATATCTTTTCTACTAAGTTCTAACATTTTCTAATGGATTGTATCGCTTTCAGGAAGTATATTTTTATCGATTAGACGATGCTTCTTTACCAAGTTATATATATGAATATAACCTCCGCACAAGTCCGCTAAAGCCCATTCTTCTTCAGTGAGTTGTGTGTCTTTGTCTTGCAGTTGCTGAAGCGTATGTATCGACGCTTCGGCTATATAATCTAGCCATTCCGCTTTATTAAGTCTTTCCATTAAAGTCTCCCTTGTAATAGAGTTATCCTTCAGTTAAACAAGCTACAAATTCTATACTACCTTGACTTGCATATATTACATCAGTGGATTTTTTTGCTAGAATTATTGTAGCATCTCCACTACCTGCAGCTCCTAGATTACATGTATGTCCAACTGTTCCTGCTGCATTTAATACAGATATAATTCCTGCAGTACCACCAGTATGTTGGCACAGTACTTTAGTAGCACCATTTATAGTTGATCCATTAGCAAAACTATCGCCTGCTGCTTCTTTTGCTGATAACAATTTAATTGCTCTCATTCTTTTCTCCTAACGCTTTTTGCGTCCTTTTCTTTTTCTCTTAGACTGGCGGTATTTAATAGCGCGAAGTCTACGCTTCGCAGCTTTCTTAGTCTTTGAGATTCCAGAAGTATTATCTATCTTCCATCCGCCTTTTACCCTGCGAATAGGCATTTATTATTCCGCCAAAGCTTTTTCAGCTTCTTCTCGTGTGGCAAATTTCATCAATTTACCTTGTTTTCTAATTCTATACCAACCCCTACGAACTTCTATTTTAGAATCAAAATCAATCTTTTCTTCTTTCTTCGTAGTTTGTGCCATTTTATTTTCGTATTCAACCATTTAGGTCTCCTATGTCATTGCTGCAAATATCTCTACATCAACTGATGCGGTATCTGCGGCTAAAGTTAAGCTGTCTACACTTGCCCAGGCTGAAAAAGCAGCTGCTGAAGTACTTACTTCAACTTGAGGTCCTTCATCTGTTCCACCAATTATTACACTTTGTCCTTTTTCTACTTTAAAATAAGCAGTATCGGCACTATCATCTGATAAGCCAACAGTAACAAAGTTAGTATCATCTAAATTAGTGATTCTTAAATATGATACGTCTGCTCTAATTAGAGTTCCCGCTGAAGCGGCAGTACCAAATTTAAGAAAGGTAGTTGCTGTAGTTGTAGCTGTTACTATATGTTTATATATCTCATTTATACTAGCTACAGTAAATGAATTTGTTGCTCCTTGGTCTTTACCGTTGAGCGATATACTTTCCGTAACTGTTACGGTCAGTGTTGCGGCAGTAAGTGTCGTTGCCATTTATTTTCTCCTAAGTTCGCTCTTCGAATAAGCGATCTACTTTTTGGGAAAGTCTATCTATTGCATTCATTATGCGATCTAAAACGGTGTCCATTTCCGTTTTAGAAACGTAGTCTCTACCAAGTTCTTCTCGTGTTTTATTTAATAGAATGTCTATTCTTCTTAATTCACCAATTTGTGCTCGTATTACGAGTATCAGAGGTCCGATAACAAGTGTAAGGACGGAATTCCAAAATAAATACATATTTATTTCCATAGTTATAATTCCCTATTATTACTCAGGGTAATTATACCCTATTTCTAATCAATTTACCTATAATTAATCCATATTATATCAAAATATATGTCTGATGTCAAGTATTAAATTTTTGTTGCTATAAAAATAATCTTGTTTTTATATTTCGAGTGGTATATACCATAGTGTAAAAATTTTTTTATAAAATAGGACGAAAGTGTACTATGTTCTACCTCGTCCTATTTATTTTATTCTCTTAAATTTCCAATTTTATATGAATAATTTATAAAATTAGTGAAATTCTATATTATAACCCTGTTCGCCATGCAAACTGATGTCAAGACCTTGTTCTTCTTCTTCCTCGGATACTCTTAAGCCTATGGTTTTATCAATAAGTCTAAGAATAATGGCTGTTACTATTCCACAGTATATAACTGTAGCTAATACTCCGATTGCTTGAGCTCCAAGCTGCTGTCCTATTGTACTATGTAAAATTCCTGCTCCCCCGAAACTTATATCTGAAAGAACACCTGTTAATAGTGCTCCAACGATACCTCCTACGGCATGAACACCAAAAACATCTAAAGAATCATCATATCCTAGTGCTTTTTTGAGCGAAGTTGAAGCCATGTAGCAAAAAATACCAGCAAATAGTCCAATAACCATTGCACCTACTGGTCCCACGCTACCTGAAGCTGGAGTGATTGCTACAAGTCCTGCAACGGCTCCTGTAATAATTCCAAGAACAGTTGGTTTTTTATGAATAAACCATTCCATTGCAACCCATCCAATTCCTGCCATAGCTGTTGCTACTTGAGTAACTAACATAGCCATTGCGGCTGTTCCATCAGCAGCTAATTCGCTTCCTGCATTAAAACCAAACCAGCCTACCCAGAGCATACAAGCTCCTATAAAGGAATAAGCTAGATTATTTGGCTTCATTACTGCTTTACCATAGCCCTCTCGACGTCCAACCATTATACAAGCTACTAATGCGGCAACGCCAGCATTAATATGAACTACTGTTCCACCTGCAAAATCAATAATACCGAAAGAACTTAACCAACCGCCTCCCCATATATTATGACAAATTGGAGTATAGACAAATAGTACCCATAAAACACTAAATAGTAATAATGCAGAAAATTTCATTCTCTCTGCAAAAGCTCCAACCATAAGTGCGGGAGTAATAATAGCAAAAGTTGCTTGAAACATTACAAAAAGGCTTTCTGGAATTGTTCCTGCTAAAGAGTCTGCAGTAATTCCTTTTAAAAAGGCGGTATTTAAGCCACCCCAAAAAGGGTTTGGGTCTCCAAAGGCTAAAGAGTAGCCCGCGATCACCCAAATTACTGTAGTTAAACAAGTGATTGCTACACATTGTTTAAGAATAGATAGAATATTTTTACTTCTAACTAATCCTCCATAAAAAAGAGCTAAACCAGGAAGTGTCATGAAGAGTACTAAAGCGCTAGCTGTTAGCATCCATGCTGTATCTCCTGAATTTAGCTGGTCTGTATAGCCTAATGAAGGGGTTAATAGTGCTGCCGTTGACAGCGTGACTTTTGTCCAAATATTTTTTAAATAGTTCATTTTTATTATCCTATTATTAGTTAATATACCTGTATATAATATCAAAAATTAAAGAAAATGTCAAGAAGTATTTTTTGAGTGTTAATTTTTATTAAGTGTTAATTAGCCAGAGGGTTGCCACCTTCTTCCATCTTATCGACTACCTTTTCTAAGGCTTTTAAAGCAGTTTCCACTCCTTGAATGTCTACTCTAACCCCTGTTACATCTTCTTCTATGCCTCTTACTTCTATAATGAGGCTTTCATCAATAGTTTTATTGATAGCCTCTACTGAGGTTTCTAGCATTGTGATGGCTTCTTCCATATTTTGAACTTGATCCTTGCTACTAGATAAACTTTCAACAGTTGCTTCTATAGCCGCGAATCTTTGTACCACATTATCAAGACCTTCATCGGTTTCTTTAATAATACCGACTTTTTTCTCTAGATTTTCTATTCTATTAACATAAGTGGCACCTGTATATCCAAATCCTGCCAAAGTTGATACGATACCTACTAAAGCTATTAATTGTGCTGCCTTTCCCTTAAACCATTCCATTTTATTCTCCTATTAAGTTTGGCTGAGATCTAATCATAGTATTTAAAGTATTAATATTACTACTAGCTAAGCCGTAAAACGCTTGTATATTATCAGAAATATACGCTGTTGTGTAAATGTCTTTTGAAGCATACCAACTAGTCGCTTGTGGAAGCTGTAGTTGGGTATATGCTGTAAAGCCTGGGACATAACCCATATAAGCAACAAGAGTTGTCTGGTCTCCATATTCTCCCGTTTCTTGCTGCTCTTCCTCTTGTTCTTTTTGTTGCTCTTTTATATTATCAGCAATTATTTGATCTGCTATCTGGTCTGCGTCTGAGGCAGATGCCACATCAGATAATGCTGAAGTTATTTGTCCTTCCATATTAGATACTTGTACTTCTGCCATTGCAACAGTTGGAGAACTATCCATTCCTGGCATTGGGGTTACAACTACTGATACATTACTAACAGTACTTGTTGAACTTCCCATACCACTAGTAGAGCCCATGTCTTGACTAAGTGATAAAACTGTATTCGTTTGAACAGCTGCAGTAGCA